TTCTTGGTCTTTATGTGCGTATCTGTATGCAGCATCAGCTGCTTTTATTGCCGCTTGTTCTGCAGCTTCGTATTCTTTTCTTAATCTTTGAACCTCTGCATAAACATTTTGAACGGCTTCTAATTCTTTTTTATAAGCATCTATTAATTCAGCATTTTCTTTTACCAAGTCTTTAGCTTTTTCAATAGATTCATCTTCGCCATTTATAATTTCTTCAAATGTTTGACCTGAAATAATTTCAAGTTTTTGCATATCATTAGCATATTCATTTTCAGCATTTTTCATCTCGTTCCAAGAATTAGTAGTAACTGCTGCAAAACCGCCTTCACCAGCGATTTTATCTGCCATTTGTGATATACCATTTTCTCATGTTGGAACCATTTCACTTACTATTAAGTTCTTTTCTTCTTTATTTAATTCTCTGAAGTTTTCTAAACTCATTTTATTTAAGTCCATATAATCATAGAAGAATGATTCTTCTAAATTATATTTTGACACTTGATAATCTTCAACAGCTTGTGTCATTAATTCATTATATTGTTCTTGAATTAGCAACTCTTTTTCAGCTCTAGCTTGAGGGTCATTAATTAATGCGGCCTCCGCCATAGCTTGTTGATAACTATCCCAAATAGAATAGATATCATTTAAAACTCCGTTATATCTTTCTTTATCGAAATTATATAAATCATTATATAACATAGATACTTGGTCTTGAGCATCTTGAATTGCATCTTTATCTGCGACATATTGATAAGTATAATTACCTTGACTATCTCTTCTTAATCTCATTTGAGATTTATTCTTTTGAGCTTCTTCAAGAGCAATCTTAGCTAATTCAAGTTCATATAACTTATTAGCTCTATCAATATCATATTGAGTAATTTTTTCTCTCTCTTGTAAGTTAGCAAGTTGTTCATCCATAAGTTTTTTAAGTTTTTGTTGAACTGTAACACTATTAGCATTATTTATATCTTTTGTAAATTTAGCTTCTAATTGTCTAATTGCATAACTTGCGTTTATTGTATCTAAATATCTATCAGCATTTTGATTAATTAAATCCCATTGAGTATTAACAAAATCTAGACCCATTCCATTAGTAACTTGATTATTTAATCTTTGGAATATGTCTTTAATCGCATTTTCAAATTTATCTGCGGCATTTTGTAATCCTTCTTCTAGGATAGAATTAAATTCATTAACAGCTTCTTGCCATTTTTCTCTTGCAGATTCTCACTCCTTAGAGCCCTCTTCTGCAGCAAGCATTTCCGCATACCAGAAATCTTTTTGTTGTCTTTGGAAATCTAATTGTTTTTGATAATTATCTTGTTGCATTTCATAGAATTTAGTCATTGCTCCATAAGCATCTTCTCCAAGAGTAAGTTGAATAACTTTCATATCATGGTTGATAATATCTCTTAGATATTCATATTGAGAAATTTGTTTACCAAATTTATCTTGAACCTCATCCATTTCATCTAATACATTTTGATGTAACTCATCTTGTAATTCAATAACATCTGTAATAGATTGCATTAATTGAGTATAATATGTTTTTAAATCTTCTAATGCTTGAGTACGATTATTACCATAAACATTATCTTGACCATTATCCATTTTATAAAGTTCACTTAGAATATCATTAACATGTCTAGTTCCAACTTGCGCATCCGCATTTCCTTTTTCGTTAAAATATGTATAATAGTCTTGTAATCTAGCTTGCGCATTACCAAATATACTTTCAGCATCGAAACCTTGGATAGCACGTTTAACCCATGCATTCCAATCTCTTGTTGCTTGATCCATATCAAGAGTAATCTCAATTTCCATGTTGAATTTTTGGACATTTATTTCAATTTGTTTATCAATAGCATCTTGAATAGATTGTTGTAAATTTGGTATAAAGTCTGAAATTAATTCATCATATCTATCTAAATCAGTTTTAAACTTTTCAAAATTTTCTTTTGCAGCTTCAACTGTATCTTTATAAGTTTCTTGAGCTTCTTTGCTCATTGAATTATAATTAGCAATTAAACTATTTACATATGCTTCTTGAGCTTTAATTGCTTCTGCATAATTAGCAACAGTTCCATCCGCATTAAATTGAACACCTTGTTTAGATAAACTTGCGGCAAGTTCTGCTTCTTCTTCATTTGCTATACGAAGTTTTTCATTATAATTTCCAACTTGTGTATTTAATAAAGCCCATTGTTGATTTAAATTATCTATTAATTTTGAACCTACAAATTTTTCTTGTTGAGATTGTAGTTTTTTTAATGAGTTATCAACTTTTGTAATTTGAGTATTTACTTTATGATATCTATCAATATTAGATTTGACTGGATCCATCTTATCAGGTTGTGAAGATGATCCTCCAGCACTTCCCCCACCTTTATTTTTTGATGAGTAATTATTCATTGAGCCAGTACCTTTTTTGGTTAATGTAACAACAGGCTCACTTCCATCTGTTGTTAAAGAAGGAACATCTACTTCTTGTTGAACTTCTTTAGTTCCACTTTGGTAAGTAGTAGAAGTCATTTTTAATGGGAAAATACTTGTAATTTCAGATTCTGTTGTAGTTACTGGTAATGAATTTGTAATAGTAGCCTTTTCAGTTTTGAATTTAGCAGCAAATCCCATCTGACCAAAGAAAGCATTAGCTTGATCTGCAGTCATATGCGCATCTTGAACGATTTTTAACATTTTGTTAGTAAATTCGCCCATATCTTTATCTAATTCGGTAAAAGACATTCCTGGCTCAATATCAGGAATTTCAAGACTATCGAATTGAGATAAGATATTATCAATATCAATAACTAATTCTTCTCCATCAATTTGTTTCCCATTATTTTCAGTCGCAACATTTAAAACAATATCTTTAGCTAGTTCCTTATGTAATCTATCAATCGCGTCTGCATCGCCTTGTGCAGCTTTTTCAATATCTTCAAAATGTTTTTGAACAAAATCATCACTAACATATTCATCTTCTACATCAAGTAAATCTCCCATTGCATCTTGAAGTTCTGTTAATGCTTCATAATATTCTTCACTTGCGCTGTTAGAATTTTTAAGAACATCTTCTCAATCTTCTAACCCGTCAGCTAATTTATCAATCCCATTATTCATTCTCATGACAGATTGAGCAACTATCGTAGCAGATTCTGCATTATATTCCATCTGACCACTAAGGTCACTAACTCCATCTTTTGCATCTTCTGCTCCATTAGCAATATCCATTAAATATTTTGAATATTTTTTAACTTCATCAACATCTAAATCAATTGCTTTATATTCTTCATCTTTTCCAGATAATACTGAATCTAACGCTTTTTCAGCATCTCAATTATAATTTATTAAACCATCTTGGAATGCCTTAGCAAAAGCTTGAGCATCACCATATCCTAGAAGATCTAAAGACTCTTGAGTAAGACCAAAAGCATTCATTAAATCTTCTGCAGACATTTTTGATAAATTATCTACTTCATTTGGATCTAATTCTGCTCATAAAGATTCTAAATTAAATTTTTTATTATCAGATGCAAGAGCATTTAAGAAAGCATCTGTGAAATCAGTTCCATATTTTGCGCCAAACTCTTTGGCTTTCTTCATAGAAATATCTAAACTATCTAGTAATTTAGTTTCATCTAATTTAGTTTTATATTCACTAGCAATTGCATCTGTAGCAGCCTTTTTTGCTAATTCTCGACGCATAACATCGTCGTCTACTTGATCAACAATTGCCTTTCCTTCTTTATCTCTAACTGTCCCTTTTCCAATTCCGCCTTTATAGGTTAATTCATCTCTTTTATAACCTAATACCTGTTCTGCATAAGTTAATGCTAAATCTTTATCATTATCAATTTTATAATATTCTGCGCCTTGAGCTTTTAAATATTTTGAAATTTTTCTATTTGAATTAACCTTACTTCCGCCAACATCTATTCCTTCAAGAGCTTTATTCATTTGAGCAGTGTCTGATGCAGCTCATTTTGTAGCTATCGCATTAATTTGTGCAGCTCTTGCTGAATTAATAACTTGATTTCCATTTGCATCTGTGGTAGTTCCAGCTATCGAATTAATACGTTCTCCATATTTATCAGTAATTACAGATGACATAACTTGTTGAGCATAATATTTATTAGCTTCTGAAGCCTCTTTTGTAGAACTTGCCAATGCTTTTAATTCATTTCTTAATTCTCCCGTGCTATCAAATAATACATCTAAATTTTCTTTAACTGAAATTGGAATTGACGCATCTGCATTTAATCTTTCTTTTATAGCATCTTTGCTTTGAATTAAAGCATCATCCATACTATTTAAAGAATTAACAACTGCAGTTAGCTCTTCGTTTGTAAATTGTCTTGTGTATTCTTCTCCATAACTATTATAAGAATTTATTCCTACCACAAAACCAATATTACGTCTTAAATCTGTAGTTTGACTTCTTAAAGAAGCTTGATTGGAATAAATTTTTGCGGAAGCCACTTCACTAGCTAATTGATTTTTTAATTTATCCGCTTGTAATTGAATATCATTTAAAGCATTTTCATCAATTTTAATAATTCCATTTTCAATAGTATATTTATCAAATAATTTATATGTTTCAATTAATTCTTTTGCTTTATTATTAGTTTCTTCCAATGTTTTCTTATATTCATCAGTTGTTTTATCTAATTCTTTTATTTCTTCTAAACCTTTTTGATAATTTGAAATAGTTTCTTTTAATTGAGTTGCCGCAGTATTGCATTCATCATAACGGTTTGTTAAAGTTGTTACTGATTCTGCGGCTTCTTTTGCAGCATCAGCATCTGCATTATAGGCTTTTACCATTGCCGCAATAAGACCAACTAAAGCGGCTCCAGCAGCAATAAAAGGTAACAAAGGTGCCAAAGCTGACCAAATAGCTCCACCAAGACCAATAAAAGTAGATGTTAATGGAATATTTGCAGCAGTTAATGTTCCATCTGCGGCTGCAGCTTGAACCTCTGTGAGAGTTAATTTAGCGGATGCTGTAGTTGCAGCTTCTTTTACTACAACTCCTTTTGCTTCTTCTGCATTTAATTCTTTTATTTGAGCTTGATGAATCAAGTATGTAGCAGCTAATCTTTTTGCTAAATTAACACTTTCTCCTCAGTTATCATGGACAACTTTTATAGTATTTCCTAGCATTCCAAGGCCAGTTCCTAATGCCATTACTGTTTGAAGAAATTTCTCTCATGTTGTAAGTGTGTCATTACTTAATATATTTTTAATATTTGCTAATGCATTTAATCCTGCAGCAAATTGACCTATACTTGAAGTAAGCTTTACTAAAGATTGAGACTCTCCAAGTTGTTCAAATCCATCCATTAAAGTTCCAAAAGGCTTAGCTAATTCTATAGCAGCACTTTTTGCTTCTGACTCTATTTGAGTAAAGGAATTGTCTTTTTCAAATGCTTTTAATTGTTTTTTTAATTCCTTTCCAGTGTCCTCTGTTTTTCCTTTTACTTTTTCTATTTTATCAATAAGATCTGTTAATTTATCTCCACCAATTTCATTCTTTATTTGAATTCCTTGTTTTCCTTTATAAATTGGATCTTGTCCAAGACTTTTTAGAGCTTTTGAATATTTTTTTAATGAGTTTAAATCTTTTTCACTAAATACCCCTTTATGATTTTTTATATTCGCATCTATTAATTTTGATAATTCATCTATTTCAGATTTTATCGTTTCTAAATTTTCTTTTGAAACTTTTCCTACTTCGGAAAAATGCATATTCATTTCTACAAAGAGATTTTCAGTTTCCTCTAGCTTTGCTTTTAACTCATCTATATCTTTTATTGTACCATTAATTCCTTTATCAGCTATGGTTATTGCTTTAGATATATCTGTTACATTATTATCTAATTCACTTTGTATTGTATTTAAATCAAAAGGTTGCCCATCATTATTAGCAACCCATTCATTTGGAGCCATTTCTGCTGCTTGCCATAAAACATTTCAATATGCATCTTTTTTAGATAACATTTTATCATATTCGTCAGCAACATCTTGAATCATTTTTTTAGCTTGATTAATCTGGTCTTCTGTCATAAGATGAGTACTTTTTGCAAGTCTTTCTCTCATGTCCATTACCATTTGTAAAATAGGGTCTTTAGATGCATCTTCAGAATTTCTATTTTTTTGAATTGCTTGTAATTCTCTTCTTAAATTAATAACTTGTTGTTGAGAAGCTACTAAATTATTTATAGTTGTATTTAAAGAGTTTCCAATTTGGTCTCCAAATACTTGCATTCCTACAGAACCTAAAGTTAAAAGTAATCCTTTTCCTCCTCCAATAGATTCTGCAAAGTTTGAAAATAAATTAATAACATTTGTTAAACTATCTATTAAAAAATTTGTCCCTTTAGGATCTATTAAAGATGCCTTTAATCTTTCAGAAGCTGCATTAAGTTTATTTAAATGCGCTTCCATACTGTCCATATATATGTCTTGTTGTTTTTGTAAAGTTCCTGTTGCAGTATTAGCAGTTTTTAAATTCTTTTCAAAATTTCCTCAGTTATCCATTAATGAAATTAATTGAGTATATTGTCTTGTTCCTGCAACATTTTGTGCTAATGCAACTTGTTGATCTTTAGATAAAGATTGCCATTTAGAACCCATTTCATCAAGGATATCATTCATTGATTTAAGTTCTCCTTGTTGATTCTTTATATTAATTCCTACAGACTCAAGAGCCTTAGCATATTTACCTAAAGTTGTTCCATCATCTAAAGTTTTTCCTAATTCTAAATCTTGAATACGAGCAAACAAAGTTTTAAATGCAGTACCAACAATATCTGCACTTTGTCTTGTTGCTGCAACAACCGTTGCTAAAGCGCTCGTAGCATATTCATAACTTAATCCTACTGTATCTGCAACTGCAGCAAATTTTTCTAATCCATCTGCAATTTCTTCTGAACTTGAAGCGGTTGCCGCACCTAGTGCTGTAATGACATCTGCAAAATATTCCAATGATTTTGACCCATTGTCAAAATTATTCCAAATAGCAGTCATATAATCAGAAACTTCTTTTGCAGAAGAACCTAATACATTAGACATTTTTAATGTTACATTGGTTCTAGCTTCAACTTCCTCATCAGATAAACCTTGTTGATAATAAATCAAAGCTCCCTTTGTATAATCTAATGTTGTTGCTCCTAAAGATTGTGCAGCTTTATTTGCTTGTTTTGCAAATCTTTCCATTTGATCTGCAGACTGTCCAGATACTATTCTAATATCATTTAAAGAAGTGTCTAATTTTTTTGTATAATCATAAGCTTTTGAAATTGAATTCGCAATATTATTAAAAATACTTGAAGAAATTCCATATCTAATAGTATTTTTAAAAGTTACTGCCATCTCATCAAGTAGTTTATGAGATTGCTTAATTTGCATATTAGTAGTAACTAATTCAGTAGAAATCTTTCTAAAAGTTGAAGTTCCAATTGGTCCCAATGCAGAAAAATCTTTATATAATTTATTAAAATCTAATCCTTTAAGTTCTTTATTAAATTTACTAATATTAGTAACCCCTAAACTAGGATTAAAAGCTTTCATTAATGCATTCTCTACTATACTTGCTTCTTTTTTTATATTCATTAACTCTAAAGATGCCTGTTTAAGATCTTTTGGAGCATTCATATTAACTACTTGATACTGAGAAGCTGTCATGTTTTGAATGTCTTTTAATTGATTTTTTATCTCTTGTAAACCATTTTTATCTATGGTAAAACCAATATTATATTTAATTTCTCCATATTTAGACATATCCTTTTTCCTCCTTTTGTTTTCTTCCAAAATAAAAATTCCTTCTTATCTATTATGATAAAAAGGAATGATAAATTATCTTATTTTACCCATGCAAAGAAATATTAATTAATGTCTCTTCCTCCATTAGCTGCTTTTGCAAAGTCTATTACAGCTTGATACTTTTCAGGATTGAAACCTTCTACAATATCAGCCATAGCTTGTGCTTGCATAGGCAAATCATTTATAATTTTAGATACTAATGCAGCAGTAGTTGTATTATATTTCAATTCATTATCAATTTTTTCTGCGGTTTTATTTAATAATGAAGAGTATTCATTTTCTGGTATTGCCGCAACTATTGCATTAATTAATCCATTACTTTCTAAAACATCAAATAATTTTTCTTCGTCTTCTTTTTGCTTATCTGTAAAAGTAATATTAGTATAAAGATAAACTAGGTGTAAATGAAAATACATATTTACTTTAATAGGATTATAAAGATTATCCTCTTTTGCTTTTTGTAATGTAATATCAATTAAATCAATTTTATCTGTAACAGGTAAATATTGTTTAACTTCAATTTTATTACCATTAAAATCTATTTCTTTAATTTCTTCTTTTGCTTTTAGTTTTAAACTTGAATAAGTTACTTTTGCCATACTTATTTCCTCCTTTTATCTCTTTAATATATTATACAACTAAAAATTACAGTTGTCAAATTTTTATTATTATTTATTTTGAATTATTTGTTCCACAAGTTCTTCTGTATTATTATTTAATGCTTCTATAATTTGCTCTGCCATATCAGAAAAACCATTTGTAGATAAATGATAAAATAAACTATTATTTTCCGTTAATTGTTTTGCTGTTAAATTATTTAATTCTAAAACATTATAAGCAAGTGCTAAATACTGTTTTACTCTAGCAGTAGAGAAACTACCAGATTTAACTGCAAATTGGATATTTCCATTACTATCTAATACAATATCTCCTTTTATTGCCGCACCAACAGAGTCTTTACGAATATGATTAAATCATAACATCTTTAAAGAATGCTCAATATTATGATTACTAATTTCTGGGTCATTATTAATAACAGCCCCAGCATATCCTTCCGCAATAGGACCTTTATTAACAATTTGGTCTGTCCAACCGCCCAATTTTTTATGGTATACCGCCCATCAATAGAACGTTCTTTCACTAGGATTATAATGCATATAAGTTTCTTCTTTATTCTTTTGAGTGTAACGAGCTAAAGCTTCTTGATATACTAAATTTTTATTTCGTATTGAATTCTTTATCTCATCTTGAATTTCTTTTTGAAGTTCATCCTCTTCTAATTTAAGAACCTTTCCTTTTGTAATATTACCACGTCCCCATTGTTTTGCGGCAGTTTTATATAACTCTCCAATTTTTGCCTCTCCGTAGAAACGCAAATTACCATCTGGCATAACATAAGATAAATAAATTGTTCTTCCTAAAAAAGTATCTAATGCATTTTCAAAAGTATGTTGATATTGTAATATATCTCTAGTATATTGAGTATCTTTTCTCATTAAATCATAAAGTGCCTCAATTTTTCCTTTTATATTTTTTTTAGATATTTGTAAATTATGTTGATTAGATAACATTTGAACTTGGTGTATAAATGTTTTTGCGGCAGTTTGTAAACTAATAAAATCTTGATTATCAATATCAAGCACATCTTTATTAGTTTCTTCTAAAAGAGATTTCTCTATTATGCTTTTGTTATCCATTTTCATCACCTTTTTTCTATAAAACAAAAAAAACGGAGAAGACTTTTAAAAGCCTCCTCCGCCCTCAATCCCTTTTTAAAGTTTTTTATTTTAAATTAAATATTAAATAGAACTGCTTCCAGTTACTTCACTATCTAAAGTTGAACTTACAACAGAGTCATTTTCATTTTCAGGAATTTGAATTTCTGCTGTATGTTTCATAACTGATTTTAATTCTTTTTCAGCATTTTCAGTATCTTCTACTACTTGCATAACCATTAATACTTTCTTAGTATTATCGAAGTAAGTATATCCAGGGAATGCATCCATTGTAAATGTGAATGTAGAAGGATCTCCTGTTGATGCCATAGAGAATGTGAAGTTAGATTGGATTTTTACATTTGGTAATGTAATTTCTGCAGGCATATCTCTTCCTGTAGCTTGATCTCTGAATAATGTTGAAGCTTCAACATAATAATATCCAGCGAAATTTTCAGCAGTAATTTGTAATTCAGATACATTAGCAGAATTTTTAACGATATAGAAATCTACTAATACACTGTTTCTCTTAGCAGGATCATAAATAGCTCCTATTAATTTTTTACCATCTTCAGATACTGATAATTCTTCAATTAAGTCTCCTGTTACAGATCCATCTGCTTCAGTTCTAGCTACGAATACAGGTGCAATACCATCAATTTTTTCATTAGCTCCTAAAGCATCAGTTAAATCGATAGAACCATCTGCAGCAACGTTAGCAGCTGATGTAGCATGAACGTGAACTTCTTGACCTTCTTTTTTGAATAATCCAGCTCCTGATAATACTGAGAATCCAATTGGAGATAATAAAGCATCTTCAACTGTGAAAGTTAAAGTTTTTTCACCTTCCCATGCGATTAAACGAGTATTTCCTCTACCACCTTGTGCATATACAGTAGTAGCTGCACCTTCAACTGTAGAAGTTTTTGCTGTATCAATGTATAATACTGGTTGTCCAGCTTTGAATGTAGTAGTTCCAATAGTTACTGGAGATTTTGCTTTAAATACTACATTACATATTTCTCTTACACCAAATTTCATAAGTTTTCTTCCTCCTTTATAAATTATTAATTTTTCCTTTTATCACTTAATAAGAATTGCTTAATCTGCATATTCTTATTTAAAAAATCATTTATTAGAGTTTTATGATAAACTCTGGTTTCCATCAACATTCGAGTGAATATCTTCCATCCAGTCATCGACTTCTTTTAAATCCTTTGCTCCAGCCATCTGTGCTTGAAGATGTATATCCCAAGCAATTTTCATTTGATAGCGCTTAAACTCATCAAATAATTGATATACTGTATAATTTAGTAAAGAATTCATGTCTTTATTTTCTCCTACTGCAAGAATTGAAACATATCTACTCAAAATAGCCACTTTCTGATTACTATTCCCTTTTGCGGCCGCCAATTTAGCTTGTCGGTCTCTAAGTTTATCAGCAATTTGTCTTGCCAAATCTCCAGACGGATTGTAATCAGTAGTGCTGCCGCCTAGACATAGTATCTCATTTAACGTACTTACAAAAGTATCGTAATTTTCTTTGTTTAAATTAAATTTTAAATCTTCCTGTTCAAATACTATACTCATATTTTCAAAGTCTAAATGAATTGAATAAGTAGGAAACAATAGAGATAATACCATTAATGCACTAGTTGTATTTTTTTGTGCATTAGGATTTTTTTCTCTCATTATTGACATTATTATTTCAAAATTACTTATATTTTCTAAACGACTTCTGTCCTCACGGCTTAAATTTTCTTTAGTAAATTTCAGAAACTCACAGCCGGAGAAGAAAGCCTCTTCTCCGATGTAAGCTATTTCTTTGATTGTCGGTGGATGTAACAATAAATGAATTTCTTCAATAGGGATATCATTACCAGATAGTAGTAATAATTCATTTGTCATTACTCAGAATCTTCAATGCGGTCATCGCTTCCGTGTACCGCTCTATATGATAATGTATACCCAGATAAAACTTCATCTAGAACTAATTCGTTACAACCCATAAAATTTAAAGTTCCTATTCCAGTTAATTTAGTATTATTTAAAATACCATCTATATAACCAGCTATCTTTAAAGGTCTAATTTGAAAATCATTCATAACCCAATAGTCTGTATGACAAATAATATCAAAATGAATAGTACAATCTCTAAATTCTGTATTATTAGTTGAAGAAAAATTATCAAAAGAAATGATAATATAAGATTTTACTTTTTCATGCTCTGGCATTGGAATCTTTGGTGCTAATTTAACATAGCCTTCATCAATTAATGTAGCCAAAGTAGTATGTCTTATTTTTTCTTTATACTCTTCATTTTCTGTATTTGTTAAACAATCTTTAGTAGGAATTACTAATAACCTTAATAATTGTTTATTATGAATTTGATTTTCAAAAAATAATTTAGTTAGTATCCTTTCTATATCTTTTTCAACAGAAAGAAAAGATGAATTTAAACTTGGTATTTCAATAGTATCTCTTCTCATGTCTATCTAGCTCCTTTTATACCCCTATAAAGATTTTATTGTAATTGTTTTTACAATATCATCTTCATTTTTTCTCTTATATATTAAATCAACAGTTCCGCTTTTTGCAGAAGTGATAATAATATCTACTTGTGATATTGTTTGTCCTTCAATTTGTGCTTTTGTGTTACTTAAGAACCATTTTCCATTAGTTGCCCCTTCAATAGTATAAGAACTCTTATCAAAAGGATAAAGTTCATCTTCTCCAACTATGTGCGGAATTGTCTCATCAATAACTGGAGCATCTGGTTCTTTTGGATTTGTTTGATTTTCTGGCGCATCCTCGAACTCATTTATAAATGTTTCTTTTAAGTAAATGATTAATAAACTATCATTAGTTAAATCATTAACAAATTGAACTTCCCAATATTTGCCACCAATCCATATTTTTTGGAACCTATGGAAATAATTTAAAGTGGCTTCATTTTTTGTAATATATAAAACAACTTCATAACCCATTTCACTCCAAGAGTTAAGTCCTTTAGTGTGCCATAACTCACCTTTTCGCCACTTACCAAGGTATCCATAATAAGTAAGACCATCAATAATAATCTCATCTTCAGCTTTTCTTATAGTGGCGCGGAAATAAGCATTTTCTTCTAATATTTCTTGGATAACTATCCATCTCGTATTAGTTTCTTTTCATAAGAAGGTATCTCCTACCTTCATCCCGATTTCTTCTTCTCCCTCATGGGTTTTGTCATAAATTTTTTCACGATTTAAACAAATATCCTTATAAGGAATTGAAATAATTTTATCGTCATAATCTTCTTTTAGTTTATCATGATTTATTAAACATCTAAATTCTCTACCATCTTCTAATATTGCGGTTTGTCCTTGATATGAATATAATAAAGCCTTTTTAAGACTTCTTAATTTATCCTGGTTCATTCTATGCTCTTGGTTTGCCCCTCCAGCATAATTTATACGAGCTTTTAAATTATCTAGACTCGACATAGTTTTTTACCTTATTCATTAAGTTTAAGCATTCAAATATTGTTCTTCTAAAATTAAAGAAGTCATCATCTGCTAAACTTGTTAATCCTTCCAATTTACATAGTAAGGTTAAGATTTCTGAACCTAGCTCTTCGCTGAATAATTCAGCCATTCCCGCAAATTCTTCTGAGATTGTAGATAAAGGAGTAGTTCAATCTACTCCTTCTTCTCTATTAGGTAATAATTTATATGTTTGATTTATAAGTCGCTTTAAATTTTTTATTACAATTTCATTATCTATTTCAACATTATACTTAGTCTTCATCACTAGAACCTCCCTTTATAGGGGCCATAATGATATTAAAAGTAGATTTTGGTATACCGTTTTCATCTGGAGTTCTTCTTTTATATAATCTTTGTAAATGAAACCCTTCTCTTTCATAATCTTTCTTTAAAACAAGTAACTTTTGCATATGATTTGCTTGAGATGTAAACTTGAAATCAGTACCACTAAATTTCATTCTTACATTTTCAATGCTTGCTAATTGTTGCCCCAACCATTCTACTACCATATAAGTTGCTAATATATTTATTTCTTCCAAAGATAATTTTGAATTAAAACAACCAACATCATAGATGTCAGTTGTGTTAATGTATCCTTCTTCATCTAGTACATTTTCTATTGTATCTTCTCCTAGTTTATAATCAAATACATTAAATCTAGGAAATTCAAATTTTGGAATACTAGATAATAGCAAGTCTTGTAGTAGTTTATAGGTATCTTCTTTTGTTAGCTCCATATACATATCATCAGTTATCTTAGATAAAAAGCTTTCATATATATAAGAAAAAGGTGTAGTATTTTTTTCTTCGTTTTCCATATTACACCTCCATAACTACTATTTTATAACTTTATATCTACTAGTGCTGCTAGTAGTTTCTTTTTTCTCTGTAGCCGCTACAGGGTTAGCTCTTCTTGAAGTTGTAGCAGCAGTACTGTTATTAATTTCAGGAGTTTCATTTACTCCTAATTTAATAGCATTATCTACATTAAAATTAGTAGCCTTTTGAATTTCTGCTCTTTTTACAGCGCTATCTAATTTTAAATCAACAGCTTCTTGCTTAACTAATTCTATAACACCTTTAGGACCAAATTCTAAAGTATCTTGTAATTGTTCTAAAGAACCTTCTTTTAATAATGTATCAATAGTATCTTTAGTATAAAAATACTCTGGTTCTACGCCTCCTAGGATTTCTTCTGCAGCTTCTTTGTCTTCAATGATAAGATAATCTCTTAACATTTCTTTACCACCGTTAGCCCATGATAATTTTTCTATTTCTTCAAAAGTAACTGTTTTAGTTTCTCCTGGAGTAAATCTTCTATGTAATCCTAAATCAGGGATTGTATAACCAACAGAACCTGTATCTCTATTTGTTAATTTAATAGGTCTATTTTTTTCTACCATATTAATATTCCTCCTTTTATCTCCTATAAATAATATACAATAAATTTTACAAACTTTCAAATTTTCCAACAAAAAATCGGGGAAGATTAATTATTATAATTAATCTTAGTCAATTATAATATTTTCTTCCCCAAAATTATATTATATATTAAACAGATGCGCTAATAGTTAAACTTGTATTTCTGTAAACACAGATATTATTAGTTATTAATGTAGCAACACCGAATTTTTTGTAAACTCTGATTTCTCTTGACCAATCTTCGTTTTCAACTTCTTTAACAGCTGTAGGTCCTTCGAAAGCAATTTTAACTGGTTTTGTATTATCTCCAGCAGGGATAATCCAAGCATAAGATGGATCAATAACTTTAGTTGTATTAGTTTCATCTGTATAAGATTGATCTAATATAATAACATTATGTCCTTTATAGTTAGCTAAGTAACCATTATTCCATCTTTGATCTTTCATAGCGTCAGATCTCCATCCAGTTTCTGGAACCATAGTTGCAGCGAATTCATAAGTACAGTAAATAGTTGCTTTACCATATGAATCTGCGATAGAGATTAATCTATCCATTTCAGTTTCTACGAATTGGTTTTCAGTAGCTTTGTTAGCTCCTTGTAAAGTTTCTACTGATGCGATTAAAGCTTTTGCGATTTCTTTATAAACAGCTTCATCTAAGCCTTCCATAACGATATCTAATAAATCAGCAAAATCTACTCTACCATCTAAGAATTCTTCGAATCCGATTTGAGCAGCTCCACCGAATGCTTCAGTAGTTACATCTACATATTTACCATCTAATTTGAATACTTCATAAACACCTGCTAAACCTACTCTTGTAACGAATTGTTTTGCACGTCTTTTTGCAGCTTCAGTAATTTTTTGAGTAAATCTTGGTTTGTCTCCTTGAGCTAATGTTTTAACTTCAGCAAACATACCATATTGATCTAAAACCTTTTTAGGTAATACATCATTGATTGTTTCTTCGATTAATTCGAAAATTGTGTTTTTATTTTCTCTATATAATGCATAAGTACTAGCTAATGCGTTTAATTCACTTCTTAAAGTTTCATTCATTGCAGAATATGATAATTCTGTACCATTGTAAGAATATGCTACTTTTGAAGAAGGATTTGCATTTGCAACAGTCTTAGCTAAATGTAATAAATCGTTTTTATTTAATGCCATAACTCTTTCTCCTCCTCTAATTACGCAATTCTTTGAACTTTAACAGCTGTTTGTCCATCTGCTAATGTGTAAACTTTAGCTACTTGGAATTTAATATCGCTGTTTGCGTCTTTCTCTAAATATCCATTTGCATTAATTCCTAATACGTTTCCTTCTTCTAGGTCAGTATATGTTGTTTCTTCATCTTTTCCTTCAGAAGCTTTGTCAATCATATTAGTTGTGAAGATATCACCTACATTAGTTTTGAAAACTCTTGGGTAAATTTTTCCATCTGAGCTATCACTAACTTTTTGAGCGAAATCTTTGTAAGTTTCTCTATAACCATCATATAGTTTAACTTCGTTGAATACTAACATCCATTCTCCAGCTGCAGCAGTTTTATTAACTGTTTGAGTAGCGTAGTCATATTTAACAAATTCACCATTTTCTAAAACTTTGATAGCTTCAGCAGCAGGTAATTGAGCATAAATTTGACCAGTTCTTTGAGCTGATAAATGGTTAGGTTCAACTTGTCCATATCCTAATCTTTTCATAGTTTATAATCCTCCTTATTAATTTTTGCTATTTTGAGTATTTATGCAAGCAGAAATCCATGCAGGTATTGAACTATCATTATCTTTGATAGTGAAAGTTGTAACTGTTTGGTTTTCTTCTTCTACATCATTTTCATTTTTAGCTGTATTCTCTGAATCAAAATTAACCTTATTTCTTACACAAATTACAGATAATTTTGCTTCAATTTCATCTAAGCTATATTCATTAATATGTTCTCTAACATCTTTCTTATCATCTTCTGATAACATATAGAAACTATTTATTAAATTAGATTTCTTTTCAAGTTCAATTTGATTTTTGAATTCTTCTAATTCTTTACATTTACTTTCTAATTCAGAATAAGATGCTTGTAAAGCTTTGTAGTCTTCTAATGAAAATTCTTCTGCAGGTTCAGCATTTTCTTCAATATCATTTTCGATATCTTCGATTGCGTCTTCAACAGGAGTTTCTTCAGATACTTCTTCACTTTCGTCAGCGCTTTCTTCTTCATTAGATTCTTCAGAAGGAGTTTCTTCTCCATCTTCTTCAGCAGCTTCTTCGCTATATTCTGCGGCAGGAGCTTCTTCAGCACTTTCTTCAGTAGAAGCAGTTTCTGTGTCAATAGAAGGTTCAGCAGTTTCTTCTACTACTTCTTCATTAGCAGTTTCTTCAACAGCTTCAGTTTCAACAGTAGTTTCTTCGATAACTTCTTGATTTTCCATTTCCATGTCTTTTCCTCCTTCTAATGCAAATTTTAAATCTTGCATCATAGTAAATAATGTTTGTTTAAAACCATCATCTACCTTACTAAAAGATGAGCTTACTTTTGGTGCAGTAACACTAGCGCCTTCAAAGCAAGGTTCAACATCTTCTCCTAAGATACATAATTTAGAAAATATTGCGTCATTTATTATGAAAAAGTCCATACCACTTTTAACATCAGTTGACCAATGTCCATTTAAAGTTTCTTCATCTAATTCCATAGATTGATTATTTCCTTTTTCAATAACTCTTTTGGCTTCTTCGTATTGACCTGTCCATAGATATCCAGTAGTCATTAAATACTCTCTAGTTATTTTATTTCCAAAGTCATCTGTATCTTCAAACTCTTGAAACCATACTCTTGCATCAGGAGATACAAAACCATAAGGTTTTGTTAAGCAATTAAATTTGATACCTTCATCATCAAAAATTACTTGTTCTCCATGATCTGCAAAATCTTCATTTTCTTCTTTATAGTATCCTACAATAGGAGCCCCTCTTAATGTTTTTGCCATATCTGCAGCAACATCTTTAGTTATGTAGCTATGATTTCTATTTTCTCCTACATACAATACTTTAATCTCACATTTAGACATTAAAGGGTTAATATCTAAAGGTTGAAGATTAATGAATTCAGGAGAACTAATTGTTGCAATTGATTGATGCATCATAATAATTCCTCCCTTATACTATAATTATATTATTTTCTGTTTAGATAAATTTTTATCTTTTGTCCTAGGATTGACTTTCTTTATTTTGAATTGTCTTTTCTGTAACTTCTTCACCCTTAGACTCATTTGTAGGTCTTCCAGCTTCATCATTGCTTGAGCTACCATTTCCGCCACTCTTATTTTGAGAATTAACTCTATTTAAAACATCAGAGTTCATTGTACTAGACATCATAGGTGGGATAAATACATTAATTAAATCTAATACATTATTTTCAAAGTAAGCGTTAGCAAGTATTGAACTTTGTGATTGACCAAGTGCAATTTGAGCAAGTAACTTACTATAACCAAGTTGCATTTGTTCTTTATACATCTTCGCCATTTCTTTATAATTATAAATAGTTGTGGTTAATATTTGAGCTCTATAATAAATTTTCTTAGGCTTTGTATTAAACTTTCTTAATAAATAATTTAAGAAATCTTGAAATTGTAGTAATAAATTATACATTGAGGCTTCATCATTTAATATTGATTTTTCAAGAGCAATATTACCATCTGTATTGAATTGCATTTGTGAAATACCTGCTTCATTATAAACAGTTCTTTCAACTTTCTCTAAATCATCAACAGAAGTAGTAGTATTTCTATCAGCCATATCCGCAACATCAACATCTGCAAAAGTAGTTAATACATCAATACCTATTGCTTTGCTTAACATATTAACTGCATTGTTATGTAATTGACGAGCTTCATCAACATCAAATACTAAGTCTCCATTTTTATCTAATGGCATTTTTTGAATTATTATCTTTAATAATTTTTGAGCCATTTTCTTTCTATCTAATTCTTGTGCTTCAGATAAATCAATAATTGCAGGAATTACTGAAATAAGCACTGGGAAATCTTCTCCATTAATATTAAACTTTATAGCATAATCTATGTCTAATAAATACCAACCAGATGTATCTCCTTGATAGTCAGGAACTAATTTTCCTTCCTTATAAAGTATATACCCTTTTTTAAATTCTTTTGGGAATAAATTTAATATTCTCATCTTTTGATTAGCATCTTTAAAAGCATCATCAAAATATTTCATATTAAATTCAACAGCAGGTCTTCCATTTACACTGTATCTAGAGCGGCAGTATTTAATAGGTAGTTCTTGAATTTCTACTGTTGTTCCGTTGTCAATTATATAACCATAATAACAACCGTTTCTAACTACTTTTAATGCTACATCTCCAAAGAATTCTTTTGCTCCAAAATTATCAAGATAATTTAATACTTTATAAAAAGTTTCTAGAATAGTTACATTTTTTAATTTATCATCATTAATATAAGGAGTAACCATCCAGTCGTATCTATACATGTAAGCTAAATATCTACAAAGTCTATTATAAATACCACTTATTCTATAAAAGAAATTTGAAACATCTCTCATAGTATCTAAATCATTTTGGGCAATAGCTCTTTGAACAGTTGCTTTATCCGCTAATCTTGCGTCAATCTTCTTTAGTGGATTAACATTATCAAGAACAGCATCTGAAAGTGTTTGCATCCCAACTTTTATTTTTGAAAAATCTACAGGGACATATTGTTCAGATATATTTCTGGTGTCATCAGTACTTATTTGTAGATTTCTTTTTTTAATTTCTTTCATTCTATTATCTATCAAAGTCGACACCTTCCTTTGCTTTTATATTAAAATCCGCCAAGACTATAATAAGCATTCATAATATAATCATAATTAACAAAACTCTCATCAGTATAAGGTATAGCTAATAAAATAATATTATGTTTGCGACAATATTCTCTTTTTAACATATCATTATATTGTTGTTTTTTTAGACCACTATTACCGCCAAATTTACTTTTAGCAGTATAATGTTGAATTCCTTGGTATTCAATTAAAAATAATAAATTACCGTCATCATCAAAAACAGCAAAGTCGAAACGTAGAGGCCTACCATTCGAACTGTATAAATCTGGGAAAGAATATTCTTCTACAAAATTTAATCCAGCATCTGTTAAAATTTCTTCAATTTTAATTTCTCCTCGACTAGCTCTCATATTAGACCTCCTGCTATGCAGATATTAATATATTTCATTCATGTTTCTACTATATTATCAAAATTTTCTTTAATAAATAACTGGGATTTGCCCAACATTACTTATTCGTATAGAACATCATATCTGCAATATTTCTTTTTTTTCTCTTTTTCTTTTTATCTTCTTCTTGTTTTATATAATAAAGACCATATTCTAAAGCAGAAAATTTATCCTTAGGGATACTCCTATTAGATTGTTTTAAAATAATATTAACGCCTTCATTTTCTTCAACTAAATTAAGCATTTGTTCTCTTAAGATAGTTGTTAAAGTAAATGGCATTAACTGTTCTGCTCTCTTATCTGGATCCATATTTTGTCCAACTTTTGTAGACATTAACTTAACTTTTGCTTGTCCCTCATCTATTAAGAATTTTATTTTTCCACTCATTAATTGAGTTTGTACATAACTATGAGCTTCTGTATTTATTGGAGTATTAGCTTTAATTAAATACATTGCATCTTCTTCTACTCCTGGACCTTTTATATTTTTATATGGCTCAAGAATATCTTCTGAAGTTCCGCCTTCAACGCCAAATGGAGGTAGCTCATCTCCTGTCTCAGGGTCAACTTGTGATTTAGTCATAAAATCAATTAAGCCTGCTCCAAGACCGTTAGCATCGATAGCCACTATCTTTGCTTTATATTTATAAAATAACTTTTTAATATTTATCGCTTGAATTTCAAAATCTTCAGCTTCGTATGAATATAAATTAACCAAAGTTTTTAAGGCTGCGCCTTGAACTTGCGGAGTTACTTTAAAAATACAAACTTCGGTAGTACATTTAAAACGACCTACATCGACTCCTAGCACGTAGTAAGCATTTTTACTACTTCTGCCACTAAATTCATATTCAGGTTGTAATAAAACTCTATGTTTATCAAATCTTTCTGCAGAGAAGTATGCATTTTCTGCATCTCCACTTCATTCAGACTCATATTCACGAGCAAATGAACTGTCATTATAAGTTCCATCTAATTTAAGTTCTTCAATAAAAGATTTTTTAAGTAGTTTTTCCATAACAGGAACTCGTCAAGTTCCACCTAGAACGACTGCTTCCGCAGGTTCAATAATTTGTTGAATAAGTATTTGAATTAATTTCTCATACGCAAATGAATTTTTTCATCCTGCTGTTGTAACATAAATTTGAGATTTATTAACAGTCTCTTCTTCAACTCTACTACCATCTGCTAATCTTCTATCAACGTTCATGGTTGGAATAATAACTTCGTTAAGTAGCGTTTGATCAATAAGTATACACTCTTCCATAAGTCCGCCAGTAGCACGTTTACCACGGGAACTTTGTTGAGCAGCCATAATATCTAATTTACTACCATTTTTAAATTTATATTCAACCATATTTTTACTGGCTTTTGTTTGACCTCTTGTCCAGTCAATCTCATTTTTTAAACCAGGGATTAATTTACAAAGCTCTTCTGCTTTTTCTCTAGCGATTCCCGCAGCTTGTTCCTTACCACCTGTGGTAACGAATAAATGTGCTCCTGGGAATAAAACGCATCGAAGCATTAAAATTAATACTGATAAGAATGATTTTGAATAGGCACGAGGAAAAGTTGCGTATGCATATCTATGACGCATAACTGCTCTTAAGAAAACTCTTTGATAAAAATATAAATGAAAATTCTCTGGGTTATTTTCTCCACATAAGAATTCTACAAATATATCTGGATACTCTCTTCAGAAAGAGACATATTCTTTTATGATAGGAAGGCTTTCTTTAATTCTTTCTTCTGATAAACCAACTTTTCTTGCAAAGGTTTTATTTTTTGATAATTCCATTAAATCAGCAAGAGCCATTAGTTATCAACCTCCTGATAGTCTTCTTCATAGGTTTCTATATCTTTTTCTTTTTGAGCTTCAACTTCTTCCATAAATGCGGCGTAATCTTCATCTTCTAACTCGACTACTCCATCTTGAGCTGCCGCTTCCGCCTCATTTAATTCCTTTTGAATTTGAATTTTCTTTAAAGCATCTTCAATTTGTTGACCAAAACCTAAATCTTGAGTAACTAATTTGTGTAAATAATCATTCATATCTTTTAAAGTTAAATCAACTTTGTCTTGAGGGATATCAGTCGCATATCTAGGAATAAATCCATCTCTTTCACACATTGCTACTAATTCTCCAACACTATCTACAAAATCATTTTTATCTTCTTTGTTTTGTGCAGCTGTAAACTTAGCTGATTTTCTTAATGACTCAGATACTTTTGATAATTTTTGAAATCCATCAACATCTCCAATATCTAGAGATTGGTTCATTTTAAGATTTGTTTTACAGATTAAAATTAATGTATTAATTGTATCTGCATCTTGAATATCAAAAGATTCAGTCATTTCATTATAAGTTTTCTCTAACTCTACCCATTCCGCAGGTTTATATAATCTTCCCCACTTCATAGCTAAATATAATTTATCATCTTCTGTAAGGTCTGCCGCAGTATCAATAAGCTCATCTTCAGACATATATAAATCTTCATTCATGCCTATTGAGCCAGGAACGGTAGGATTTTGACCTATTACGAAATCACTTGGACGATTATTTTTATTATCTTCATGTTTTGATACTGTGCTCATTAAAGTTTTATATTCTGCTTCTGAAATCTCTCCAGCTTCAAATCTTTCTTTTGCCTCTGCTTCTCTTTGTCGAGCTTCTTCCGCGTGTTGAGCGGCTGATTCCGCATATTGTTTTTGTAATTCCTCAGTATCTGCCCAAGTATAATTACACCATTGTTTTAATTTCATTTTAGATAAATATCTACCAAATACAGATTGACTTGTTAATTTACTAGGGTCTTTTTCATAAATTCTGTCTCTAATAATATTTCATTCCGCAGGTACGTATGGAACATTCATTTTTTCTAAAAGTCATAAAAAAGTGTTTTCATCAAAATTATCAATGTGCATTGTCAAACATTTTTTACATAACTCTGTTTTAGTTTTATCTTTATATGTAAAGAATTCGTCTCCATCCATTCATTTATTACACTTTTCACAGTAATATTTTTCTTTTTCTGCCATAAAATCATCCTCCTCTACTATTTTTCTTCTTCTTTATCAGTTTTTTTATTTCTACAATCTTTACAAATACTATAAAAACCATCTTTAGAAGTTTTATTTTTTGAAAAATATAGATTATGGGCTAATTTAATTTCCCCACAACGAGAACATTTTTTCCATTTACCTTTTTCTTGTGTCGTATAATATCAATTTAAATATCTCTTTACAGCATTTTCTGCAAGTAATTTAGGAATTTTATTACGCCATAATGAACTAATGTATTCTACTGAATGCTTAATCCCATGGTCTAATTCTAATAAAAATTGTATCTCTGCATTACTTCTTCCATCTATTTTATAAATTAATAAATCATAGTATAATGGATAATTATCTCTTAAAGTATCTTCAATTAAATTATCAAGATCCAACATCATGTAATAACAATCACCATCAAATTTACCTCAAGACTCTTCTTTTAATGCACTATAATTGCATAATAATGCAGAAATATGTTTTGGATTAAAGAATGAACAAATTCCATCACTAACTGGCATTCCATTCTCATCAAAAGTAATATTTTCTCCAAAATCAGAATGAGCAAATGATTTTATTATATTTGTGCTAAACATAGGTTGTTTAACTGCATTCTTAATAGTATATTGTTCTTGACACATTTCTATTAATTGTTTCTTAAGTGCATATTTTCTTTTTCCTGTTGCTCTTGACACTTGTTTCTTAATGTTTTCAATAGCCTCGGTTAAATCTGCTAAAGCAGGGATTTCCGCAACATCTTTTGGGGATATTGATATTTTTGGTGTTAATAATACATTTTTATCATTGTCTATTGTTATATTATAAAGACCATCTTCTCCATTCTCAAATTTGCTTACTAAGCCTTGATATGATGTCTCTCTTTTATTTATTGTTATCATTCTATTATCTGTTAT